TCCATTATAAGTCTGTCCTTTTCCGGGAGGAGCGTCAACTTGCCCTAAAATATAACAATAATAACGTTTGCTAGCTACTTCCATAAAGTATACTTTATAAAATAAATACATTTAAACCGATAGTATTTTATTACCAAATATCCGATTTATCAAAAAGACTTTCAAATGCCTTGATTGTTTCTATAGGCGCAATCCGTTTCTTTGGGTCTGGGTCCATGTTCAAAAGAAGTAGTTGCGTAAATTTATCAAAAAATTTATTTTGCATTCCTGCCTCTTCTCGAATTTTTGTTATAATAGGTAAAAATAAAGCGCTTAAACTATAATTATCCCATGTATTTGAAAAGTTCAGCATATGCGCTACTATTTTTTCTCTCGATTCGTTAACTATAGATAACGATAATACATGTATTACACATTTTTTATAAAAATCTTTTATAAATTCTTGTGAAAATCCTCGCAGCGCTTGATTTTTTATAATAAAGGTTTTACAAATATCTTCAATATTTGTATGGGAAATACTTTTTCTCTCAAAGTCTGGATCTTGCAAAAAGGCAATTATGTGTACTTCTAGTGGTAAAGAGAAACTTTTGGACGTAAATTTTGCTTTTGAAGCAGGATAGTTGAAACTTTCCGAAAAGTTTTGAAGAATAGGCTGTTTTTTTTCATTAAATCCTATTTTTTCGGACGTAATATTAAAATAAATGATACTATTCCTATTTAATTCGTGAATGGCTTTTAATAAATAAGTATATGAATGAAATAATCTGGCGACTTTTTCTTTCGTTTGTGTTAAACCATTGAAAAATGCGTGAAAAGACGGGTAGGGAAAAGATTTTTTAGAGAGAAGCACGTAATTATTATTATTTAATGCATCAGAATTTTCTAAAGAGAGAGAATCAATATTTGATACTTGCAATAATTTATAATTTATAATCGGGTTGAAATAAAGAAAAAAATAGGGTATTTTTTTTATTTTTTCGCAAATATTAATTTCATTTTCGCATTCTTGAAACCGCTTTATTGTCTTTTTTTCAACTATCATTTTTGATTAAACCTTTATTAAAAGTGCAAAATATTTTTTAAGTTGCATTTATCTTTATAAGATTGCATTCATTTTAGTAAAATAGCGATTTTTATACGTTTTTTTAATCTTATCTCGAATGTCATTTGTATCTTTAAGGCCTTTGTTGTAAAGACACTTTACCTCTTCTTGTAAAAGACTCGTATTTTTGTTGCAAAAATCGACAAAACTAGTGGCAGGTCTTACAGAAACTGAAGTTGAAATAAATTCGTCCATGGAGTCAATCAGTTCTTGACTCACGCTGACATAGGTACGCCGCTGCTTTGGTGCCTTTTTTTCAGCCGTCTTTTTCCTAAAATAATAGCGGCTGCTCTTGAACATTTTTGTCAAAATATCTCCAGTATAACCTAGTGCTTCGAGGCGAGTTATTTCGTCAGAGACTATTTCGTCATTTTCTTCAAGCCATTCTTCCCATGCTTCTTTGAAAGTATTTCTATCATCATGCTCATGAATTTTTGAAAATTCATATAAATTATCCATAAAAAGTTGACTAAACTTGTAGCGAAAGATTAATTTATCATGATCATATACCGATGAGGATAAGGATGCGCCAGTATTTGCATCAGTTCCTCTGGTATAATCCAAACGAGAATCGGGATTAAAATTAGGATCAAAATCAGTTCCTCTGGTATAATCCAAATTAGAATCAGAATTAAAATTAGGATCAAAATCAGTGTCACTTCTTCTTGCATCATTTGAAGGCATTCGAGCCGCTATATTGCAGTTTGTATTACTTATGAGAATTATTATTGAATTCAATTTTCTTTTATTATTGTGAAAAATAAAAAATTGATTTTATGTAATAGACATATATAGTGCATTACATAATAATGGACTTTACAAGTTTAAATCTACCCCTTCCAGATAACGTTTATAGTAAATCTCAAGAACTTCAAAAAAACATATATACTTATTTATCAGAAATGAACGACCTGCAAAGAGCAGCATATTTAATTGCATATGAACACTTGGGGTCGTCTTTTAATATATTAAAAAGTAACGGGTATAAAGAATGGTCAGAAAAAATGGTCAGAAAAAATGAATAAAATTATGCACGTCTTGTCATACATTTTTGTATTTTCCTTTTATTATTGCGCCTAGTTTTCCCTCCATTTTGTATTAAAAATCTATCTGGATTCAAAGTGGAATCGTGAAACTCTGCTATTGATCCGCCGACTTTATTTAATATGTTAGTTTTTTCTCTTAACTTATTCTGCATTTGTTTTTGTATATCAGGTATTTTACTTGTTATATTTTGAAATTGATTTGAAATATTGGGTATTTGGTTAGGAATTTGCGGAAGCGTCGGTAAATTTGATGTATTTTCAATATTCTTTGCAATTTGGTTAGCAGCATCACCCGATGCAGTTATTATTTCTGAGCCTGCATTAAAAATAGCTTGAGCGGCCTGTACAGCTTTATCTAGCGAGCGCACAGTACCAACTACAACACCTGCAACAGGAATTTCTTCTAAAGTATTTAATGCAATATTAACTCCTGCCTTACCTATTTTAGATCCTGATTTTTCTAATGCTTCTGTTGTTGTTTCAACAAATTGATTGATTGCAGGTTGTGCTGCTTCTAATCCAATCGCTAGTGTTTGTGCGCCTTTACTAATAACATTTTTAATATTTTCTCTCATTTGGGGATCAGAAAGTATATTAGCTCCTTTTTTAAACTCGTCATTTATACTATTTTTATTTGTAATATCAAAACCCAATAAATTATTGGCACTTGAAATAGCATTTGAAGCTAGCGTACTAGTTGTATTGCTTATTATATTCATCGCAGGACCAACTACCCCTGGATGCGATGCTTTAATCTCATTGTAGACCTGCCCACCTTTAAATTTTCTTGTTGTACGTTTTTTATTATGTCGTTGTTTTTTACTTGAATGCATTATTATATTAATAAAAGGTTTTATTTTTTATTAATTTAAATAGTTGATTTTGACCCGCTTTTATTTAGCTTATAACTAAAATATATCCTTATTTTAAATGTCGAAGCGAAACAAAACATTGAAAAAAAGTTTTCCAAAAAGGATTTATTTATATTCGACCCCTAGCACTGCGCAAAAACAAGCATATAAATATTTAGGAAAAACGGCAAAACTTTATCCTGCGACAAAGTCAGAGAAAAAATACGTAATTTATGATAAAAAAAATGACAAATGGGTAAACTTTGGGCAAATGGGATATGAAGATTATACGAAACACCACGATAAAGCGCGTCGCAAAAATTACTTAACAAGAACAAAGTTTATGAGAGGCGACTGGGCGAAGAATCCCTATTCCGCAAATAATTTGAGTCGCCATATTTTATGGTAACCACTGCTATTTTAAGATTGAGACTTTTTGAAGTCTGCCCAGGACATAGCTAGCCTTTTATCAACAATTTTCTTGTTTATTGGTTGCAAAAAATTAAAATTTATAATTTTTCCTTCATACCTGTATTTGTTTGCGTTCTCTTTCAATAACACATTTTCTTTTTCTTTTTCCTTTTTAGATACAGAACCAGTATTCTTGGAAGGGGCTGCAACAATATCTTTAGTTGTGTTGTTATTATATGTTTTGAATTTTGCAAATACATCTTTTTTAACTGGTGTAGTTTCGCTTTTTGTACTTGTATTTGCGCTTTCATTTGCAGTCGCATTTTCAATTTTACTTTTTTGGGTTTGGTCTAGCTTTTTCTTTTCAGAAAGTTTCAGCTCTTCATTCATATCAACATAAAGTTTCTTACAATTATAGGTTGCTACATATTTTCTACCAACTACTTCCAAATATCTATATGGAATAGTCAAGTCACTATAAAAAACAAATGTTTCTTTTTTACTATCATAGTGCATAACTACATTACCTAGTGGTGTGTTTTCTATAATAATATTATTTTTAAGCGAATCAAGACGATCTTGTGTAAGTTCAATATCTGGTAAATTTCGATATTCGTCCAAGTATTTATCTTCAAATCTGGTTGGTTTTTTGTTTGTATCTGCATTTGCATTTGTGTCTGCGTTATCTGGATTTGTATCGTTTTCAAGTTCAGAACAAATATCGGGTTCCGGATCACCTCGCCTTAAAAATTTATCTATATAGTAATGCGCATTTCGCAGGAATATTTTTACATCTTTTTTATTCAGATAGACATAAGATAAATACAAAAAAGAAAATAGTAATATATTTGTTTGAAAGTCCATTACTCTATACAACTATTAAAAGAGAAGTTTTAAATGTATTTAACTAGTTATATCTCTTTTTTTCTAAGATTAAATAGTTCTTTGACTGAACTTTGCATATCGGGAACGGGTATGAGTTCATATGTGTTTTCCTCTGCATCTGGATGTAGTCTAACTAGGCAAAGCTCTGTGACTTTTTTACCATATTTTGATTCAATAATGGCTTTATATGCATTGAGTTGAAGTGAGTAGTGCCAGAAGTTTGAATTAGGATACTGACTAATGCATTCAGTACTAGCATATTCATTATACTTATTTATTGCGCTAATATTTTTCGAACGTTTCCAATCGTAAATAGCAAGTGTTGCATCTGGTTTTTCATATACCATGTCAATAGACCCAGCTAGTTTTAATTCATCATCGTAAATAGTCCATTCCGTCCTATATGGCGTATAATCTGGAAACTCTCGAACATAATCAATAAAATATTTCCATTCTTTGGTATGGTCTTGTTGTGATGCGTTTTCTAGGTAACTTTGGTATAAATTGGCGTGGGTATACGGGTATTGTAAGTGTGGATTATTCATAAAACACTCAATTTCAAAATGCATATCAGTTCCAGCGCCAGACACAGATTGTCCATTATTAGACCATTGTTCTTTGATTTGCTCTGAACTGAGTCCCCAGTACTTATTTTGTGGGTTCCAATTTCTCCCACGCATCATATTTTGTATAACTTTATCTGCGTCAAAGTGGGGGAAATGTGAATGGTTCCATGTTGTTACAGACGTGTACGTACTTTCGGGGTCGGTAAGTATGGTATACTTATGTCCTATTTCCTCAAACTGAATATTATAGTCTCTTGGATGAGCATTATATTTTGATAAAACGGGGTACAAAGTTGGCCTTGTCATTCAAATTCAAATATAAAATAAAAGTTATTTTTTATATTTGAAATCAATTTTTTGGTTTTAATAGCGGGGAACCTGGGTTTAACGAAGTAGCCCCTCGCTCGCCCCCTCCTGCCCTTCGGGAA